AGATGCGGATCGCGTCAGAAAACTTCTTGTTCCTGTAGTTCTTCGAGGTGCGCCACAGGTCGAGTTGGGCGCAGATGCCCTGAACGAAGGTCGGGAAAACCGCGATGTTGTTGCCCTGCCCCGTTCCGTCGTTCAGCGTGACGGCCTTCTTTGCCGCGCCCCATTTGATGGCGAGCGCACTGCCCCACATGGCCCCCGGATTCTTATATCGAATTGATGCAGGCTCCATTTTCAGGACTCCATAGGTTATCGGCCCGTAGGATGATCTACGGACTGACATGCTTAGATTTTTGAGGAAAAAGTTGCCGCGACGCGGCGCTGCTATTTCTTATTCTCGCGCAACTGGTCCAAGGGCGGCAGCTCTAGCCAGCTCCAGTTTTAGCTTTCTCACCTCGTCTTGGAGCGAGCTTTTGTTTCTGAGCGGTCAGCAGCCCTTCGATAATGGGCTTGAGAAACGCGCCGATGATGATCCGCCGATAATGTAGGTTACATATCCCCGAATACTGCGACGAATATAACGGGATAGTCAGCCTTCGCGCCCCCGAGATTCAGAGCAACGACGCGGACCGAACCGGTCGCCTTACCGCCCGCGCGAACATACACGCTCATGGGGTACATCGTGTCAGCCGGTGACACTTCTTCTGCATTAGCGAGCACGCAATAGTTAGTGTTCGACATGACAGCGTTGAAAACGATAGTCCAGTCGCCAACACCATTGTCTGTGATAGACGCGACATTGTAGCCAGCGATAACGGCAGGCGTTCCGCTGCCATTGAACACAGCCCACGCTTTCGCCATACCAGGATGAAAGTGCTGGCGGCCAGGCGTCACGGCCTTGGTTGTTATTGAAGCTGCCTCTTGCTCCGCCTGCGTAGCGGGATCAATCGCGAGAGAGCGGCTTGTGCTCAGATCGCCGCCGCCTGTTAGGCCGGCTCCGGCTGTAATGGTCGTGGCTTTCAGTGCCTTAAGACCGAGATCAGTCGCAATCTCAGAAAGGGTGTCAAAGGCTGACGCCACCCCGCCGAGCACAGCGTCTATCGCGGCCTTGACGAAGCCCGTGCTCGCTATTTGCGTCGTATTCGTCCCTGGTGCCGCCGTTGGAGTAGTTGGAACACCCGTAAGGCCAGGTGAATCGAGCCCCGCGGTCGCTGAGACAACAGGATTTGCAGGGTCGGTATCATCAACCGTAATATTCATTCCGGCGACTATCGATTCGATACCGCCGCCAGTCGCAGACACAACCGGATTTTCAGGGTCCGTGTTATCAACAGTGATATTCGTTCCGGCTACGACGGATACGACCCCGCCAGCCGGACCTTGTTCACCCTCCGGAATTTCAAAATCCAGAATGACATCCTCGGTGGTGCCAGAGTTCGTGACCGTTGCATCTTCACCGGCTGCAACAGTCGTAACCGTTCCGATTGCAATGGTAGCTGGACCAGGAGGCCCCTGCTCGCCATCCGCGCCCGGTGGGCCTGCAGTTGCAGCAAGTTCCGTAAAATCAATTGCCGTTGTATCGAGAATTCCGCCAGCATTTGCCGTGCAGAACCAGACCGAGCCTGCGCCTGCCGTACCCTCGACAACCGCGATCATCGCGCCTGCGTGTTCGTTGTAAGTATCGAACTCCGCAGACCGGGCCGGAGAAACCCCGACCACATAAACGCCGTTCTCCGCCTTCGCGGTTTGATTTTTCACCAGCACAAGATCGCTGGTCGCCAGCGTGACGCCGTCGAGCGTGTCGCCGTTGTTCAGCGCCGTCGCGATCGTGATGTTCGCCGTGGTGGCAACGCGGACTTGCTGGCGCTTGCCAATCAGAACGGCGTCGAGGTCATAGCCCTGCAGCTCGCCGATGCCTTCATACCGGATGATCTGCTCGAACGTCGGTGACGAACTCGCCCCGGTGTAAGCCCTGATCTTGTAGAAGCCGCCGACGACATGGAAAAAGAACGTCCCGTCGCTCTCAGCGTTGAACGGATTGGTCAGCGCCACCAGCCCGTCAGGACCATCTTTTAGCGCAGCCAGCGGCGCGCCCGGCGTTTCGCGCCGGACCTCGATCTTTGCATTCGGGATGATGTTTCCGGCTTGGTCGGTGACCACGCCAGAATATCTTGCCATCGTCATTTCAGATTATCCCGTCGTTGTGCCGCGTTGATCGCCGCCAGATACTGTTGTCGTGACGTAGCTAACGCCGTCGATTGCTTTACCGGCCGCACCTGCCGCGCCGCCCGGCGCCGTTGATCCGCCGCCCGGCGCACCCGCGAGACCCGGACCGCCGCCCGTTCCGCCGTTGAACGTTGCAGGCTCGCCCGCACTTCCGGCCCCGCCCGTCGTGTCCGTTCCCGTTCCGCCGGGGCCGTATGCGCCGCCACCGCCAACACCCGGAACGTCACCAGCGCCGCCACCGCCACCGCCCGCATATTTTCCAAGATCGTTTGCGCCGCCGCCGCCGCCGCCGCCGCCGCCGCCCCAGAGCTTTGCTCCGGCTGGCAGTTCGAGATTGATGGCTTGCCGGGTATAAAGAGCCGTTCCACCCTGAAGGCCGGGTTGCCCAGCAAGGAGGCCGGGATAATAACCCCGCCCTGCATCGCCACCGGCCGCACGAATGTCGCCTTCTATAATGAGCGTTATTTCATCGACAGCAGACCACGTCCCAACATCGAATGCTGGGAGCGTTCGGCTGGTTGAAGTGACCTTGACGCCAGCGAGAATGCGGCACTCGACAACCGTGTCGACTGTCGGCGCTCCATAAACCGCGTCATGGATCGTGCGAAGATTGATGTTCGTCGTGTTGGAGTCGATGACGAGCGGATGGAAGTTCGGATCGTCGGTGCTGCCGGAGAACAAAACTTCCTCGGCCTCGACCTTGAACCGATCTGCCGGCGCATTGAGTCGCGTCACCTGAACCGGCACTTCTGCGAGCGCCCCGGTTTCGTCTTGGAAACAATGCGCCGAGACGCGATAACCGCCACCCAGCGAAACATCCGTCCCGGCGTACCGACCGAGATCGAACGACAGTCGACGCGGCGGATCGCGGTAGCGCGAAAGCAGGATTGCCCCGAGCCGGTCAGCAACCGTTCTCCCGCCAACGCCCGGAATCCAGCGCGACAGAATTTTCTTGATGACCGGGCCGCCGTAATCTTCCTCTGCGTCGTCATCAATGACGAGCGACGACGAACGGTAATTGTCGAGATCGGAAAGCTGCTTGAGCGGATTGATCTGCCCGTAATACGTCAGCACTTGCGAAATGCGCTTGTCTGGCTGCTCCTTAACGGTCAGCGAGTTCGCGATTGTGTTCTCCGGCGTAAACAGAGCCGCGTCCGTCACAATGCCGCGAAGCACCTGGAGCCGTATCTTCTCCGCAACGTCATCCCACCAGACGCAAAGCCCGGCCTGCTGGATCAACTCCGAAATTAGAGATGCGACCGACGTCGGTTCGCAGATCACCGCGCTGTAGAGACGCCCGTTGAATGTCGCCGCCTCGGCCTGCCAATCGGAGAGCGGTATGAAGCCCGAGGGGACGGAGGCGTATTCCTCCATCAGATCATCGATAATGTCGGCGACGCTCTCCGACGTGTATTTCAGAACCACTTGGACGCGGTCCTGCGCGTTGAAGGCCTGCGCTACCCCGCCGCCAAGCTGCCCGCGCGCTGTGAGTGTTACGGTATCGCCCGTCGTCAGCTTGACGGCCGTCACAGCGTAGGCCGCCGACTTCGGGGTAAAGTTCGCGGTGTGCCGAGCAACGCCTACGCTCAAGCGGAACTCGTCAAACTTGCAGGAGGACGCGGTGTAACTTGTGTTATCCCCGATCCGGCCGACACTCCAATTCGAAGAACTGTCGTTAAGTGCGCCAGAGACTGTGTCGACGTCCTCTTGAACGCCGTTAACGAACATTCTGACGGTTGACCCGCTTCGTGAGAATTCGAAGTGGTTCCATGTGCTGGTTCCACCGAACGATGTCGTCCCGACAAGAGTGGTGGTCACAGACGGGGTTTGAATTTGCGCGGTGATTACCCCGCCACCGCCACCGCGTGTGATTGCCACGGATATGCTTGGCAAATTTCCGACGGCGTCCATTTGCCCGGCCAGGCCCACGAGACCTGTGGTCCCGTTGCAGTTCATCCAAAAATCAATTGTCCAATCTTGTGACCCCAGCGTGAAGTCGGCATGGTCGGGCGTCGTCACAAATCCCGCTGAAGTAATCAACGATGCCGTTCCGAACTTCGGCGAAGTTGTACTTGTGGTCGCGCTTGTCGCTGTCCATGTATGCGCAGACCCGCCAGAATTCACATCCGTAAAGGTCGTCCCGCCGTTGCTGCCATCCATATGCAGCATGATTTTTGTGTAAGGATCGTTTTCCCCCTGCGGGTCATAAATGAACCGCGTGAAGGCTACGATCTCTTTCCCGCCCAAAGCCAGATAGCCGCTGGTCGGATACTCTGCGTCACCCACGCCTGACGGCGACAGCGTCGCTGTCGTGGCGACATCCGTGATCGGAGAAACCAGAAAGCCAGTGCTGGCGGCCGGAGCAAGCGCGCGATCCCCGTCAACGAGCTTCAGAACATCCTTTGCGACGAGCGTATATTTCCCATCTGGCGTCGGTCCGTCGAAACTCTCGACAACGAAGTGCCGGGTTTCCATGTCCGCAAGGTCCTCACCTTCAAGTCCCGTAATCCAGCGGATCGAACGGCCACGAAGGAACGGCTGTCGCGCGCGAAACTTGCCCCAGAATGTGCCTTGATCGAACGGGTTATAATCGCGGTCGGCGAGATACTTGTCGAAGCCCTCACCCGTATCGGAATGAGGCTCATCAAAGAACGAGACGCTGAGCGTCGCGCGCGTACCGAGATTTTCACCGAGCGAAATTGTCGCTGGCGTGAAGCTGATCTCCTGCACGTTCGGGATGCAGTCAATCTCTTTCGGGAGGTACGCGGTCGGCCTCGCAAAGCGGAGCGTTACTTCGGACTCGGTAAAATGATCGCGGTCCTGACATGTCTTGATCGTGTTGAAGCATTTGATCGCGCCGGTCGTCGGGATAGACGCCGTGCAGGGCGCGGTGCCGTATGTCAGGCTGCAAAATGGTATGTCCAACTCAATATATGAGACGGACTTCACGCGACACCATTCACTTTCAGATCGAACGCAAGCAGGTTCGACGGGCCGACCGGCGTCGGCATCGGATCATCCATCAGATCGCAGAACCCGACTTCAAGCGGATATGTGCCGGGCCGCCAGGCGAAGAAGAACGGAACTTCCTGCGCCGCTTCCAAGAACTCCCGCATGTTCGCGCGGTACCATGCCGGCGTGAACAGAGAGAGCGGAATGGAGGACTCCCGCCCCTCGCCAAGAACGATCCGGCCAAGAAAATTCCCGCTGGTGCTGCGGTTGCTGGCAAAACTCACCTTGCGGGCGTCCGTGAGCGGCGTATGGCCGACGTAAACCTTTCGCTCCAGATCGAGCAGCTTGCCGACGTAGACCACGGCTGCGCGCGCGGTATCAGAGCCAGTCTGGGTCCGGATGCGGACCTGAGAATATGAGGCCGCGTCGAACCGGAAGATGACCGGCTCGTCATTTGCCAAAATTGTTTCCTCGACGATCTCAGTCCAGACCGCATCGATATTGGCTTCTATCGAGACCGGGATTTCCGCCGTTCCAAGATTGTGCCGCGCAATACCGATGTAATCGATCGGCTCGACCTCATTTGTCGTGATGGTGATGTATTGCTCACTGTCGTCTGCCGCGCGCCATTCAAGATGCGTGGCCGGGTTTGCGAGATTTGAGGCCGGATAGTTAGCCTCTTGCGTGTCTGCGACGATGGAGTCGGCACGGACTACATTATGATACCCGACAGCCGGAAGATCGGCGTCAATCTCCGCAGCCTGCGCCGCGAGAACGTATGCGCTTGAAATGACGATCATGTCAGGCGGGCTGCACTTTCAGGACATATCCATCGCTGAACATGCCGTTGAGGCCTTCGATTAGTTCGCGAAGCGCGTCACGCGTCGTGGCGATCGGCATTGACAGATTGACCACGTTGCCGCCGGACCGACCGCCTCGCGGGTCAGAGCCGCCACCTTGATCTGGGCGCCAAACGTCAACCTGTTCGCCCGGCGACGCCATAAACGAAACCGGCGTGCTGTCCGGCCCGCCAGAGCCGCCAACCGTGAACGAACCGCCCGTCATGTACCCGGTAGGGATCGACTGCGATTTGATCGAGGCCACGAGGCTCGCGCCCTTGGCAAGGACCGCGGCAACCGCTGCAATGTTCGCCGGGAATGGCAATTCCAGCGCCTTCGCAGCGCCAGTAAACATCGAGATCGTGCCCTGAATAATGCCGAATACCTTCGCTGCGGTCGCCATGGAGGAAGACTCCTTGCCGAACGCCCCGGAGATTTGCGCGAAGCTGCCGGCGATCGACGCGCCGGCAATATCCCAAGTCGCGCCCGCCTGTTCTGCGATCTGCTGTTGCTTCTTGCCGTACACGTCGAGGCTGATGGCGCCAGCTTCGTACAGAAGACGCTGCTGCTCCATCTTCTGGGCAAACTGCTCTGCCGGGTCCATGACTTCTTGCGCGACCTGAGCGCCAGCGATTTTCATTCGGGCGGCGGCAGCGGCGTCACCCATCGCCGCGATACGCTGGCGAAGCGCCTCGGTGATCGGGATGTTCTTTTCCTTGGCGATAGCCTCGGCTTCAAGCTGCACCTTGAGGCGCTCATGCTCTCCGATCGATTTCCCGACCGTTCCTGCTTCAGCCAACAAACCAGCGTTGCGCTTCGCTACACTACCGAGGAACGACTCAATCGCGTTCTTGCTGGCGTTCTCGGATGCAATGATCGGAGCGGCAGACTTCCCCCACTCCGCCCCGAGAAGGTTGACCTCTTTATTCAGCCTAGCGATGGAGTTGGCTTGCGTATCCCATGAGAAGTCAGGCGCCCCAGCCCAGATGTTCGCGACGGAAGACTTGAGACCAGCCATAACCTGCTGCGTCTTTTCTCCCTCAGCATTCATCGCAGCCCATCCGGCTTTGAGGCCGGAGAACACCCCGTCAGCACCCTGATAAGCCGTTACGAATGCGCCGATCTCTGCGAACAATCGCTGGAACGCCACGGAAACCTGCAATACGATGGATGCAGTGCCGCGCAGAATGTACTCAATTCCACTCGCGACCTTATCTAAAAGCTCGCCATCTTTGGCGGCCTGCACCATCTTGTTGGAGAAGTCCTCCATCGCAGGTAGCAACCGAGCCGTAATCTGGATGATGATCCCGTCTTTGGTCTTGTGCAGCTTGGTGAGATTATCGTTATAGTTCTCCGCCGCCTGCGTCGTGTTCTTGTCAAGGACGAGACCAAATCGCTCGGCTTCGTCTCCTGCCTCCTTCAGGCCATCCCTTCCCATATTAAGCAGCGGAATCATCTCCGCGCCGGCCTTACCGAACAATGCTACCGCCAGCGCCGTCTTTGCCGCGCCGTCTTTGTATCCGGCGAACTTGTCAGCAGCTTCGCCCAACACATCATTGGCCGACTTCATCGTTCCGTCGGCATTCTTAACTGAGATTCCGAGGGCGTCGAATGCTTGTTTCGCCGGGCCTGTGCCACCGCCAGCGACTTCCGTCATGGCCTTGGATAGCTTGACGGTCGACTTGCCGAGCGATTCCAAACTGACATCAGCAAGATCGCCCGCATATTTCAGCTTCGACAATTCATCGACCGGAATGCCGATGGACTGAGAAAGCTTGTTCAGCTTGTCGGCTTCGTCGATGCCGGAACGCACCGCGCCGAACAGCGCGGTAATCGCGCGGTCCAAGCCCTTCTCAAGGCTGATTCCGCCTGCAATGGCTGCAACCTGCTTGCCGAACGACGCCAGACCCGACTGCGAGCTTTTCAGCCCCTTGTCGAAATCCGCGGTGTCTGCGCCTAGCACCACGCGAAGGGCGCCAATCACACTTCCGCCGGCGCTCATAGGTTACATCCCTTTGACAAATTCTCATCCGCCCAAAGGGGCTGAAGGTTTTTGAAATTACAAGCCAGGGCCATCTGATCAGGGTTGGTAAGATCGAACGCAGCAAGCGGTTTGCGATGGTCAAGATGCCATTGACGATCACCGTTCCAGCCTCGACCCCAGTTCTCCCAAGTCATCCCCGGCTTGAACTGAGCCTCAATGTGAAGCCGGACGACATCCAATGGCGCTCCGACCAAGGCGGAGATGCTGGCACTCTTTACTTGCCCCTTCAGTGCCTTCAGAACTCGGCGACGGACAGAATTCATTATTCTGTATCTAACGTCCGTTTTGCGGCGCACTGCAGATCGCTCTGTGTAGAACCTGCGTAGGTTCTCTTTATTTGCTAATCGCCACGCTCGATTTTTCTCATTAAGACGAACGCGAAATGCCTCGTCGGATTTGCGTTTTTCGCTAGTCCATCTGTTCGCTCGCGCGAAGTGCTTCTGCTTATGTTTGGCGTAGGTCCGCTCCCATATTTCGCGGACCTTCTGCGGGTTTCTATCGCGCCAAGATTTATTGTCCTCTAGCGCCTTCTGTTTATCCTTCAGTCTATAGCGGCGCTTTTGGTATTCGCTGCCCGGCGCTTTGTTTTTGGTTGCGTTCCGCCGATCCCACTCTTTGGCCTTATCGGGGTTTGCTTTTCGATAGGCGCGCGTTCGTGCATTGAAGCACTCGCGACAGAACAATCGCTGTAGCTTATTTCCTCGTGAAGTGTAGGTGTCGAAATTTGTCGCGTCAGAGGGCTTACTTACCCCGCACCGCGAACAACACTTCATTCCGACTGAAGGCATTAATTCTTCCTCAGAACCTTCGAAGCTTCAGCCATCGCGCCGAAAATCGCCCACTGCTGCTCTGATGTTTGCGGCGCTCGGCGTGGTGCCGACGGGTCGCGGACGATCATGTCTTTCATTTTCGGAAATTTTTTGTATCGGGGGAGAGCTGCGATGTGCCAAGCGAGCGACATGCGCTCGTTGTGTTCCCGCACGCTTCGATCGCTGAAGGCATCGAAGTGAACGGATAATTGGCGCGGCGTCTTGCGCCAGTAATCTTCCTCACTGCCGAGGCGCAGCGAGAGCCACCGCTTCAGGAGTCCGGGCCAGTCCCAGCCTTTCGGCGGGCCGCCCGATTCCGGGGGCGCGGCGTGCCGCTCGCCTCCGCTTCCGGGAAAGCCGCACCAAACGCGGCGTTGACCTTCTTCATGGCGCCCACAACGCCGCCGGCGGCCACGAGAAGTTCTCCGGCTTCCTTGAGCGTAACTTCGGGATGATGCTCCGCAAGGCCCGCGTGCAGGACCTCGCGCATCATGGTCACGGTCATCGTGGCCGGGTTCTGCATCTCGGCGACGACACGCAGGAAGTTCTTGCCGAGTTTCTCCTCGATCGCGCAAATCGCGTCGATCGAGTAGCGGAGGACATAAACCTTGTCCCCCGCCTTAAGTTCAACTTCGCCCTTGTTCGGGTTTGCCATCAATCACCCGTTACGCTGCGGTTACTGGCGAGCTGGTCGCGGATGCGCTACCAGCCGAGTTGACGCCGGTGACGGTGACGGTGATCGCATCGCCGCTGTCTCCAGCGAGGATGACGTAGGTCTTGGCCGTCGCTCCGCCGATCGGCGACCCGGCGTTCTTCCACTGGTAGGTGAACGACGTGGGCTCGCCAGCCCAGACGCCTTCGTAGGCCGTCAGGGTCGCGCCTTCCGTCAGCGCGCCGGAGATGGCCGGAAGGATCGAATTCGTCGGCGCAACCGCGGCCGACATGGTGATAGCGCCGGTAACCTTGAGCGTCACGCTCATCACCATCTTGTCGTCGATCGGGGTTTCCGCCGACATTTCGGTGATGAACGCGCTGAAGTTCGCCTGCGCGCCAGACGGGAACACGACACGGCAAACCTGCGTGGTCCGGAGCGCGGCGAGCAACGTCGCCTCGGCAGTGCCGCCGGGGACGTAATGGATCTCGAGCGAGACCTCTCCGCCATCCTTCAGGCCCGGGATGAACTCGCGCCAGGCCGACGGGCTCTCCTCGTGTGAGGCATCGACGCTATCGACCGCGATGGCAAACGGCGTAACGCTCGCCTGCTCTCCGATCGTGGTGTAAACATCCGGCCCGGTGCTGGTGCGGATCTTGAAAAGCGTGCCGTAGCCGATAGCCGCTTGGGTCATCGAAGTATCTCCATGTCAGATTTGAGGAAAACCCGCGATCACCCCGGCGGGAATGGGGAATAGAACTAAGTTCCAGATGCGATTTTAGCGGCGAGACGAGCGGCCTTGCGTTCTGCGCGCTTCGTTGCCTTGTCGATTTCTTCGGCGAGTGTGTCGCGGATAATTCCGACCAGCGCTTGATCCTGGCTATCCCAAGTCGGCCGCATAAAAGGTTGGGCCTTGTGGTGAGCCGTCCCGAATTCCTGCAACATGCCCTGCCCTGCACGCTTCGTTGGGCCGACGTGCGTGACGGCTGATCGTCCCGTCCCGCCCGCCGACCGGTTCGCCGCGCGCGCCGCTGCGGCTGCTTCCGCTTTATCGCCAGTCTCACGCATCGCCTGCGCGTATGCAGCCTTGCCCGGCGTGATGATCTTCGGCTTCGCAACCTTAATTTCGCGCTTTAGTTGGCCGGTGTCCTTCGGCGCTATTGCAATGGCATGTTCGGCGAATACGGCGCCTGCCGTTCCGACTGCGCGCTTGAGGATGTTTCCCGCCGTCGCCTTGGAAAAACTTTCGAGGGCTTCGTTCAGATCCTTCAGCCCTTCGACTTCAATCGACCGGCGCGTGAAGGCCACGGCTAAACTTCCTCGTAATCGATCGCATAGTCCCGCGACATCCGGCTCATTTGAACCGTGTCGTCGTGGTCCTCACGTTCGTCGACCATGAAGACGCCCTGGACCGTTACAGCCGCGCCGCCCGACCCCATCACGCCGCGATATCCGCTCAAACGATCCTTGATCAGGTTCGCAAGCGTGGTTGCAGCGTCGCCGGTGAGGCCCCAAGCATCTATTTGGAATCGCGGCATCGCGAGACCGGAGTCGCCACCCATGTGGTAAATTCCAGCGCCTGAAATTCGCGAGTAAACGATGCTCGCAAGCTTGATGCCCTGCGGAATCTTGACCGGGTAAACCCTCGCGCCGCCGACAAGCCCGCTGATCGACGCGTCAGCCAGCAGAAACGCCCGCAAAGCTGGCCGGATGTCCTTCATGTCGTCACGTCCGCGCGGCGAATGGTCTTGATGGAAAGATCGACTTGCCGGCCGACTTCATCCGGGCTGACAATGTCGTAGATCAGGTTCGCTGCCGGCGCCTGCACGTCGTTGGCAAGCCCGGCGGACGGATAAAGGATACGATCCTCCGGCGCGATCGGGCGCGAGGCGCTCGGGACCGAATGAAACCGGATCGTGAAGGTGACCTCCTGCTCGGCGACGTCCTGCGGCGACTGGCGTTTCTCATTGCCCTTGGTCGGCGCCACGAACGCCGGAATATTTCGTGCGATATCGGCCCATGTCGCTATCTCCTCGCCAGAGCCCGATTGCGTCACGGTCTTGCGCTGGATCGTGATGTAGCGGTCATAGCGGCGCTGCATCAGAAGCGCTTCCTCTCATAGGGCGACAGCAGCGCGTCAGCACCCTTCGGCATCGCCTGGGCGGCCACGCCAACCACAACAGCGGTTGGATTGTCGAACCAGTGCCGGGCCAGCAACACGATGCCCTGCTTGATTGGGGGCGGCACATTGCCTGCCAGCGGGGCCTCGACCGTTCCCGTGTTCGCGTATCCGGCCTTGTACGTCACGCTGGCGCGCGGCAACTCAGTCCACAGCGAAGGCGATGTGTAGGTCGACAGAAACTGCACATAGCTGCCGAGATCGTCTGTCTGTAGGGTGTAATTCGCGGCGTCGATCGTCTGCTCGGCACCACTGGTGTCCTTATACTTCACGCTGGTGATCGAGATCACCGGGAACAGCGGCAACCGCATGCAGCGCAACGAGAGGCCGTCAAAGTCCTGCCGCCATGTCTGCTCGCACAGCGCGCGGCCTAGAATTCCCGTCCAGCCGTCGACGTGCCCGACAGCCGCTGACAATGCCAGCGTCAGCGGCCCGTCCTTGTCGGTCGCAGCCGCCGGCATATCGGTCCATTCCTTGAATTCCGCCAATGTGACGGGGAGGATGGATGGGGGCGTGACCAGGAAGGGACGATACATGCTGAAACCAGGCGCAAGAGAAACGGCGGGCCGAAGCCCGCCGCCAGATCATTAGGCCGGAGGGTTGGCCGCAGGTGCGCGCAGTGGGCGAAGCACCCACTCTGCCGACACGAAAATATTCCCGGAGTCGTTGGTGGCCGGCGTGATCGTGGCGCGGACATAGCGCTTGATGCCGGTGTATCCGATCTTTCGCAGTTCGTTGTCGTCGTCGAACTGGAAGCCCGCCAAGGCTTCGGTTCCGTTGAGATACTCATCGGCAACCGCGGCATAGTCTGAGTTGTTATCGCTGTCCTCGATGAGAACCGCGAAGGTCACCGTAGCGTCGGTATTCGCGCCGATATTGATGGCGAGCATGCAGCCGTCGTAGCCATTGAGATCGGCCACGGACGAAACGATCGCGGTATTGTCGGTGCGGGCGGCCTGCGGCGAAATCGCTCGCTTGAGGTCCAGCCCATTCATGATGTCACGCATTGAAGCGTTCCTTTCGATTTGATTGAGGGAGATGCAGGAAGGCGACCGGCGGGATTAGCCGCCGGTCAATGCGTCAGATCAGGAAGTTCCGAACTTCAGGATCTTGAGGGCTTCGAAGTTCACGACGCCGCCACCGGTGCG